GCCGAACAAGCATGTGGTCGGTGGACGGGTACCGCCTACCCTTGAAGCGTGGCAACTCCAGCGACCGGCGCAGGCCGTGGCAAGAAACGTGAACCGATTGAGAAAAAAAGATTGCGTGGCGCACGAGTTCGCAATGGTTTAGCTGCGATGCCGGTGCCTGAATTCGCCCTGGCAACCATCAGCCTGACTGATCTGCCCGCTGCGCCGGAGGGCTTAGGCGAGTATGGGCGTGCCTATTGGACAATGTTCTGGGATGCGGGTCGACGTCACTTGTCGGAGAAGCATGACTCGGCGTTGGTGCAGAAGTTGTGTGCCGCTATTGAGCAGGTTGCGTTGATTGAGCAGTGGCAGGGTTCGGATGTGACTCGCTGGTTCTATGAGACGGCCAATGGGCAACTGGTGACTCATCCGCTCATCAAGCAGAAGTCGGAACTCAATGCGCAGATCACCGCGTGGCTATCGTTGTTGGGGTTCACACCGTCTGACCGGGCGAGGCTCGGTCTCGCCGAGATAAGGGTTGCTAATGAGCTCGACAACTTCCGCCGTCGCAACACCAAGGTGGTCGACGTCGAGCAGGTATCAGCAGACTGAGGGTGGGAAGGTCGCCGACTTTGCGGAGACTTTCATGCATGTATCCAAAGGGATACGAGCAGGGCAGGCGTTAGAACTCACTCCGTGGCAACGGCAACTCATCAACGCTTTGTATGAACGTCGGGCTGATGGCTTGTTGCGATACAAGCGCAGTGTGATTGGGTTGGGTCGTAAGAACGGGAAGTCTCTCATCGGTTCTCTCATTGCGCTCTATGGGCTTATTGAGGGTGAGCATGGGGCTGAGGTGTATTCGGCTGCGGGTGATCGTCGTCAGGCTCGTGTGGTGTTTGATGAGGCGAAGTGGCAGGTGCAGCAGTCGCCTGCGTTGTCGGGGATTTGCAAGGTGTATCGGGATGCGATTGAGGTTCCGTCTACGCACAGCGTCTACCGGGTGTTGTCGAGTGATGCGAAGTTGCAACAGGGTCTCAACCCGTCGACGGTGGTGTTCGACGAGTTGCACGTTCAACCGAACTCAGAACTCTGGGATGCGTTGACGCTCGGTTCTGGTGCTCGTCGTGATCCGCAGATTGTGGCCATCACGACTGCCGGGTATGACCTGACGAGCATTTGTGGAATGTTGTACGGCTACGGCCAGAAGGTGTGTCGTGGGGAGATTGACGATGAGACGTTCGGGTTCTGGTGGTGGGAAGCGGCTGAGGGTTGTGACTTGAATGATCGTGCTGCGTGGTTGGAGGCAAATCCGAATCTGGCTGAAGGTCTGCTTGACCCGGAGGACATGGAGATTGCGGTGCGTCAAACCTCTGAGGTGAGCGTGAGGCGATACCGTCTGAATCAGTGGGTCCGCACGGCCGCCGATTCCTGGCTGCCACAGGGAGCCTGGGAGCTGTGTCGTTCAACGCTTGACCTCGTGCCGGGTGCGCCGACGTGGGTTGGGGTGGACATGGCGTTGAAGCGTGACACGACTGCGGTGGTGTTGGTTCAGCATGTTGAGGGCAAGGTGGTGGCTCGTGCGAAGATTTGGTTGCCGGATGGTGGTGTGTTGGATGTGTCTGCGGTGGAGTCGTATCTGCGTGAGATTGCGCAGCAGTATGACTTGCAAGAAATTGCGTATGACCCGGCGTTCTTTCAGCGGACGGCTGAGGCGTTGGCTGAGGATGGGTTTCCGATGGTGGAGTATCCGCAGTCTCCGCAGAGAATGATTCCTGCGTGCGGGAATCTGTACGAACTCATCGTGAATCAGAAACTTGCGCACGACGGAAATCCGCTGTTCAGTGACCAGGTGTTGTCGGCTGCGCAGAAGGTCAAGGACAACGGCTGGACATTGTCGAAGGGTAAGTCGAAGCGGAAGATTGACGCTGTGATTGCGTTGGCAATGGCATCGGATCGTGCCACTACCACACCCGAACCGGTCGTTGAGCCTGGGTTCTTCGTAGTGTGATTAGGCTGAGTGAACTACCATAGGAGGTTGGAATGAAGGTGCTCGTGCTCGAACTGATTGGATTGGTGTGTTTCGTGGTTGCAGGATGGTTGGTCACTCCAGCATTGGGGTTGGCTGTCATCGGTGTAGCGACGTTCATCTCGGCATGGAGTTTGGCTCGTATCACGAAGGATGAAAACAAGTGATCGTTGACCGTCTTGTCGGCCGTGGAGGCGATGACGAAGAGCGTGCGATTTCGTTCCAGTCGTTGTTCGCACTCGGCGACGGATACACCTTCACGACGAACTCTGGCGTCTATGTCACGCAGGATGACTCACTCAAAATCGGGACGGTGTACGCCTGTGTCCGGCTGATTGCCGACACCATCTCCACACTCCCCGTCGATGCCTACATCCGGCAGGAGGGTGTGCGTCTTCAGTATCGTCCACGCCCAGCGTGGCTTGACGCACCAGACATCGGGGTCACCAAGGAGGACCATTTCCAGCAGGTGATTGTTTCGTTGCTGTTGAACGGCAACTCGTTCACTCGCATCATCCGTGACGAAGACGGTGAAGTGTTGGCGTTGTCGGTGCTGAATCCTCAGAACACTGAGGTGCGTCGAGACAACAACGGTCGCATCTTCTACGTCTACGAAGCTCGTGACCGTATCGAGGATGTGGACATGATCCACATTCGTGACTTGACGCTGCCGGGTGAGATGCGTGGCAAGTCCCGCATCGACCTCGTCAAAGAGAATCTCGGTTTGGCTCGTGCGTTGGAAGAGTTCGCAGCCCGCTTCTTCGGCCAAGGCTCCAACACCTCCGGCATCATCCAGTTCCCCGGCAACCTGTCTCGTGAACAAGCCAAGAATCTCGTGGATGCGTTCGAGGATGGCCACAAAGGTTTGCGTCGTTCGCATCGCCCAGGCATCCTGTTCGGTGGTGCGACGTTCGAGAAGACTGGTGTCAGCCCGAACGATTCACAGTTCATCGAGTCTCGCCAGTTTGCGGTGGAGGAGATTGCACGAATCTTCCGTGTGCCTCCATCCATGATCGGTGTGACCACACCCGGTGCGATGAGCTACGCCTCCGTGGAGGCCAACAACTTGTCGTTCCTCGTGCATTCGTTGACGCCAATCTTGGCGAAGGTGGAGTCCGAGTACAGCGTGTTGTTGGCTGGTCGTGCGTTCATCCGATTCTCCACCGCAGGTCTTCTGCGTGGTGACATCGCAGCACGCAACGCCTCCTACCAATCAGGACTCAACAACGGCTACATGTCGGTCAACGATGTACGCCGATTCGAGGACATGTCACCAATCGAAGGTGGCGACGTCTACCGAGTACCGCTCACCAACATCGACATCACCGCAGCCAACCTCGCCGACTTGGATCGTAAATCCGCAATCGCTCAACGCCTCATCTCATCAGGCTTCCAACCAGCAGCCGTACTGAAGGCGTTGGACATGCCTGAGATTGAGCACACAGGTGTGCCAACATCAGCACTGCAGCCAGTCGCGGCAATCAACCCGGATGCACCAGCAACGGTCTACAACGCAGGCACACGAGAACTGAACCTGAACATGCCAGAACAAATCATCCACGTCTCACCACCACAGGTGCGTGTCGATGCCCCGGTCGTGAATGTTCCTGAGACGGTGGTGAACGTGAACGTGCCGGAGCAGCGCACCGTCGTTCGTACCGTGGAGCGTGACGCCGATGGTCGAATCCTGCACATCACGGAAAGGCCTGAGCAGTAATGGCAACGGGAATCAGCTCCTATCTCGCAGACCAGTGGCTTGATGCCTTGGGCAACAATGACACTTTCGCTGTGGCCGCTGTGTATGTAAAACTGCACATTGGTGATCCAGGCGCAGCAGGCACATCAAACCCGGCAACAGAAACGACCCGCAAAGAAGCGTCGTTCTCGGCTGCATCATCTGGCACGCTCACATCTGACTCCGCACTCACCTGGACGAACATCGCCGGATCGCAAGACGCCACACACTTCACCGCATGGGACAACATCTCAGCAGGGAACTTCCTGTTCTCAGGAACCATCACCGCCAACGCCTACACGGCAGGCGACACGTTCACCATCGCATCAGGGTCACTCACCGTCTCACTGACGCTCGCCTCCTAGTAGGCACCCGTGGTCACACGGTTCTACCTCGACCAGTCGCAACTAGACGACGCAACGGTCGGACTCGGTGGCCCATCACCAGCGTTCGTCCTCAACACCTCAACGCTTGACGGGAACGGTGTCCTAGACGGCACGAACTTCACGACCACCGGCACGGCTACATCGAGCCTCGGTGGGTTGACTGCGTCGGCGACGGGGACGGTGACGCCGGTGGTGTCGGGTGTGGCTGATGCTCCGTTGGGTGAGTTGTTCGCTGATGTGAGCGAGGTGACGATTGAGGATTTCGGTGACGGGGTTGCTGAGTTGGGTGGGTTGTCGGCGTCGGCTGCTGGTGGTATCACAATCGTCGCATCGGCGTCTGCGGGGCTTGGAGAAGCGTCATCAAGTGCTACTGGCACTCTGACCGTGGTCGGTTCGGCAACGGCTGTTCTGGGTGGTGTGGATGCGTCTGCGGTGGGTGTGGCATCGGAGATCGGTACTGCGTCAGGTGCGTTGGGTGGGTTGACTGCGTCGGCGGTCGGGACGGTGACGCCTCAACCGCAACCGGAGCCTGAGCCGACTGGTGGCGGTCAGCCGTATTGGTATCCCCGTCCGAAGCCTCGCAAAAAGGTTGAGCCGATTGTTGAGGTGGTTGAGGAGTTGGTGGTGGTGCCTGCGGTGGTGGAGGCGTATTGCACTCCGATCTTCGCTGGTGTATCTGCGTCGGCTGCTGGCCGAATCACGTTCTCTGCCGAAGAGGACGACTTGCAAGTATTGTTGATGCTCTGAGGTAAATCATGGCTGTGTATCAAGGTCAAGTTTCTGTTGGAACCGTTGCGACGGCGTTGAATCCGTCTCGTGCGCAGCCGGGTGTGATTCACATTGTGAATCAGGACAACACCGACACGGTGTATGTCGGCGGTTCGGCATTGACAACGTCAACTGGTCATGGCATTCCCAAGAGCGGTGATGTCGACTTGACGATCTATGCCGACACCGTCATCTACGCAATCTCCAGCAAAACCGGCCACACTGTCTCTTGGTTGCACATCACTCCCTGATGCCGTACTTCATCACCGATTCCTCACCCGACTGCTCAGGTTGGGCGACCATCAAGGAAGATGGTGAGGTCATCGGCTGTCATACTAAAAAACAGGACGCTATTGACCAGATGGTCGCTGTCTCTATCGCCGAAGACATGGAACCGGGTGGCGAGCGAGCTCGACCAGATGAGCTGATGGTTGGCGACTATGTGTCATGGAACTCGTCTGGTGGTCGTGCTCGTGGAGAAATTCAAGAGGTCTTTCGCTCCGGCACCGTGCGTGTACCTGGAACTGACTTTGAGTTGAAGGCCAGCGAAGATGATCCAGTTGCCCTCATTCAGATTTATCAAAAAGTCGAGGGTGGCTGGGAAGACACCGATGTCATCGTTGGCCACAAGTTCTCCACATTGACTCGCATTGGCGAGTTGGAAGAACCAGAGGACGAGCCAGAGGACGAGGACGAGGACGACATGGAGGATCGTGAGCTTCCCATCAACTATCGCCCCGCATCATCAGCCGATGTGCCTGCCAATCACAACTGCGGGAACTGTGGTTTCTACAAGAACTTCTATTGCAAACGGTGGGATGCGTTGGTCGCACCTGCGTACTACTGCAACGCTTGGCAACCAGTCAAAGGATTACCAAATGACAATCCAGGACAAACAGTCCAAACAGGGAACATCAGTGGCGAGGATGCCGAGTATTACGAACCAGGCATCAACATCATTCGTCAACTCTCGTTCGATGTTCCGCAATACATTCGTTCAGCTGCCCGCAAAGGTTTGGACTATTACGGGCAGGGACTTGCTGGTGATGGTCTTGTGGCGCGAACTGTTCGTGAAGCCCGTGACATGGCTGCGGGAAGAATCAGTGAGGATAAAGTCATTCGTGCAAACGCTTGGGGAGCAAGACACCTGGTAGACCTTCAAGCTGCGAAGAACTCCGATCCAGACAATGACCAGTTCCCTGGACCAGGCGCGGTTGCGTTCTATCTGTGGGGAATCAACCCTCTCAACCCTCGACCGGCAATGGACTGGTTTGAGCGTCAGGCTGAGCGTGTAAAAGAGTCCGAGGAGCGCGAACTGCGAAAAGAGCAACCGCGTGACCGTCTCGGAAGATTTGCAAGCACCAATAGCGGAGGAATCGCGGCAGAAGATGTGCCTGGCGGCCCGAACAATCCGCGAGCTGGCATGGGCGACATTAGTATCAGCGACAAAACAGCAGCAGAAATGGCTTCGGGGTCAGCCGGTCCCCACCTAATAAAAAACGAACAGGGTCAATGGGAATTTACACCGGAACGACAAGCTTTGCATGACAAGATTGTGAGCGATGCTGTCAACGGTGTTCCAGCCTCGGCAGATCCAACGTATTACGTCATGGGTGGTGGTCCTGCGGCCGGGAAATCAAGCATGCTTGCAACGGGTCAGGTCAATGTTCCGCAGGGAAAGCAAGCTGTGCAGGTGAACGCTGACGATGTCAAAACTCAGATTCCGGAATACAAGTCCATGAGTGATGCTGGTGATCTAGGCGCTGCCGCTTTCAGTCACGAAGAGAGCTCCTATGTTGCAAAAAGAATTCAAGCTGCCGGAATGGAAAGAGGAACAGACGTGGTTCTCGACGGAACTGGAGATTCAACCGCCAATAACATCGGCGGCAAAATCGACTCGGCAAGAGCTCAGGGCTACAAAGTTGTCGGAAACTATGCGACTGTTCCAACAGATGTTGCGATTGCTAGGGCAAACGATCGCGGTAGAAGAACCGGTCGCTATGTTCCAGAAACCGTTATTCGTCAAACGCATGCGGGCGTCAGCTCTGTGTTTCCAGAGGTTGCGGGTAGGTTTGACGAAGTGAACCTGTTTGATACAACCGGACGACCAAGGTTGATTGCCAGAGGAGGCAAAGGAAAATTGGAGATTGTTGACCAGGCCGGGTACGACGCATTTTTGGCGAAAGCGGGTGGATGATGGCTGATTCCAAGAGTGTTGAACGGATGTACACCGAAATCGTGTTGGGTATTAGTAAGTCTCAGAGCACCGTGGAGATGGATGCGGAGCTGAGTTCTTTGTGGGATCAAATTTCTAGGGAGGTCAAACAAATGAAAGCCGAGGGCAAGGGGTTTGAGATTCCCACCGAGATTCCCGATGTTCCTAAACTCAAAATGGTTCCGGAGGCGCGGTTTGCGGCGTTTATTCGGGGACGTCTAAGTGTCTTGCGTCGACTGTCTGACCTGTATCTGGACAAATAAGTGTCAGAATCTAGTAGCCTAGAAATCATGAACTCAAAAATTGAGACCCGGCGTCTAACTGTCAATCAGTTTGAGTTGCGTCAGGGTCCAGCCGGTGACGGTATGACGTTCAGTGGGTATGCGGCGGTCTTCAATTCGGACTCAGAGCCGTTGCCATTCACCGAAAGAATTTTGCCTGGTGCATTCAGGAAATCTTTGCGATCTAAGAACAATGTGCGCATGTATCTGAATCACGATTCCACGATGCTGTTGGCAACTACTCGTGCTAAGACTTTGCGTCTTCAGGAGGATGAGCGTGGTCTGAAGGTTGACGCCGATCTGCCGGACACGACTGTCGGTCGTGACCTCTCAACACTTATCAAGCGTGGGGATGTGGATTCGATGTCGTTCGGTTTCTCTGTGCCTACTCGTGGCGACCAATGGTCAGATGATGGTGCCGTTCGTGAACTGAAAGAGGTGCGTCTGTATGAGGTCTCTGTGGTGACGGGTTTTCCCGCTTACGCAGCGACATCGGCTAGTGTGCGCAGCTTGGACAAGTTGGCTGAGCGCACTGCGTTGGATGCCGACAAGTTGGCTGAAGCCATCACTGTTCTTGAAGCTGGGTCGGAACTTTCTGACGATCAGGCTTCAATTCTTGTAGACGTGGTAGGCAAGTTGCGCAAGCAGCCTGACAAGGTTCCTGCTTCCATTCTTGCGAAGCAACTTGAACTACAGCGTCTCGTCGGCTAGATTCTTTTCAACGTAGTTGCTGCGGAGCCGCAGGACGACGCCGACTTCGGAGCCGAAGCGGGCTGAATACAAAATCCCTGCGTGCCCCAACAACGTCCACGAAAGGACAACTACTCATGAAGGAATACATCGACCGTCAAGTCGAGCAGCGTCAGCGTGCGTGGGAAGCAGCCAAGGCTCTTCTCGACACCGCAGCCGCAGAAAAGCGCGACCTGACCGCAGAAGAAGAAGCGTCGTACAAGAAGATGAACGACGAACTCAACGAGCGTGCTGCTCGCATCGAAGCCCTCAAGGCCGATGCCGAGCGTGAGGCCAAGATCGAAGCGGCAACCCGCGACATCGCTGGCCAAGTACGCCCAACTAGCAAGGCCGTGTCCACCGACGCAGAAGTGTTGCGTTCGATGGCTCGTGGCGAGACTCGTTCGTTCACGTTCGAGACTCGTGACGTCGTCAAGACATCGACCGGCGCACCAGTACCAACGTCGTTCTTCGACCAGGTCATTGCGCAGGCTCGTCTCGTCGGCCCAATGCTCGACACCTCGACCGTGCTGCGCACGGCTGGTGGCGAGAACCTCCAGATCCCATCGCAGGCTGGTTGGTCAACGGCGGCAATCACCGCTGAAGGCTCAGCCATCAGCGAGTCCGATCCGACGTTCAACAGCTTCATCACCTTGGGTGCGTACAAGTACTCGTTCTTGGTGCAGTTGAGCCGTGAACTCATCGAAGACTCAGGTGTCGACATCTTGAGCTTCCTTGCCACGCAAACCGGAAACGCAATCGGCTTCGCCGTCAACAACGCACTCACCGTCGGAACTGGTACAACCCAGCCGAAGGGTGTCGTTGCTGCCGCAGGTTCGGGTGTGCTCGGAACCGTCGCAGGTGGACTCTTCACCGCAGACAACCTCATCGACTTGGCGTACAGCCTGGATGGTGCGGCACGTCGTCTCCCCGGCGTTGGCTGGATGATGAACACCGCTTCACTCGGCGCAGTCCGCAAGTTGAAGGACAACCAGGGTGCGTACATCTTCAGCCCAGCGCTGGCAGATGGCAACGACCGAGTCCTCAACTACCCGGTCTTCGAGAACCCAGCAATGGCCTCGCAGGCTTCGGCAGCCAAGTCGGTGATCTTTGGACACCTCCCCAGCTACTACGTCCGTATGGCTGGCGGTCTCCGTTTGGACCGCAGCGACGATTACGCATTCAATGCGGACCTCGTCACCTTCCGTGCCTCCATGCGAGTCGACGGAAACCTGCCACAAACCAGCCACATCAAGTACTTCATCAACAACAGCTGATTCAGCCAAGTTGAAGAAGTCCCTGATGGGGACTGAATAAAGAGTTCGGTGGGTCGGGGCGAAACACGCAGGGTCGTCCCGGCCCACCAACACTCTGAATACCAACCCTGCAACCTGCGTACACAAGGAGACTGCGTGAATGCGAATCATCATCAAGGGAGTCCCTCTGGACTTGGACGAGCCGACGGCGATCCTGCTCTTGCAGCGGGGCGTGGCGCACTTGCCAGAACAATCAGTCGTAGAACCCCGGATGCGGTCCGGGCGCTCTGGTACTCCAACGCCCCGTGGGCGGGAACGGGCTACGGGCAACAAACCCAACAAGCGGTCCAAAGGCTCATCAAAGAAGGCCACGAAATCGCAATCCACGCAATCTACGGCCTCGAAGGCTCAACGTCGACGTGGAACGGAATCAAAATCTATCCGAGAGGAATGAGTCCATACAGCGACGATGTGGTCGTCGCACACTGGATGGAGTGGACGCAATCCACCAACCTGCCCAAACTGCTCATGACGCTGTTCGATGTGTGGGTGTTGAAGGCTCCGAATCTGGAGAAGGTTCCGAACATCGCATCGTGGGTGCCGGTGGATCATCAGCCGTGTCCGCCGGAGGTGGCTGCGTTCTGTCAACGTCCGAATGTGATGCCGATTGCGATGAGCAAGTTCGGTGCTCGCATGTTGGAACAGTTGGGCATCAACAGCCTGTATGTTCCGCACGGTATCGAGTCGGTGTTCAAGCCGACGCCAACCATCAAGGACAATGGCGGGAAGTCACTCACCGGTCGTGAAATCATGGGGTTCAGCGAGGACCAGTTCGTGGTGATGATGACGGCCGCCAACAAAGGCGTCTACCCTCCACGCAAAGCGTTCGCCGAGAACTTCATGGCGTTCAGCATGTTCGCCCAGAAACACCCGGACGCAGTCCTGTACATGCACTCGGAGGAGATGGGTTCGGCGGGTGGTATCAACCTGAAGGAGTTGGCTGAGATGTGCGGTATTGAGCCACAGCGCATCAAATACGCTGACGCCTACCTGTACCGCCTAGGACTGCCTCAGAACGCTATGGCAGCCCTCTACAGCGGTGCTGACGTGCTTCTGGCTGCATCCATGGGTGAAGGGTTTGGCATCCCTGTGGTGGAAGCCCAGGCGTGCGGTACGCCCGTCATAGTCTCGAACTTCACGGCTCAGCCGGAGTTGGTTGGGGATGGTTGGGTTGTGGAGGGTCAGCCGTTCTGGGATGCTGCTCAGAAGTCGTGGTTCTTGACTCCTTCGGTGCCGAGCATTCTGGATGCGTTGGAGCAGGCGTATGCCCGTGGTCGTGGCCGCTCGAAGAAGGCGGTGGAGTTCGCCAAACAGTATGAGGCGGATCATGTGTATGAGACGCATTGGAAGCCAGCGATGAAGGAGATTGCTGAATGGTGCCGCTTGTCCCAGTCGTAATCGTCCCGGTGCTCACCGAGCATCATCGAGTCGATGCCATGTTGGATTCGTTTGATGGTCGTATCGGTGATTTGGTGGTGATTGACAATGGGAACAATTCTCATTGGGAGCCTCGGACGGAGAAGGCCAAGCGTGTGTTTCACTATCGGATTCCGTGCAATCTGGGTGTGGCTGCGTCTTGGAACATGGGTATCAAAGCAACGTGCTCGGCGTCGGGTTGGTTGGTGGTGAATCATGATGTGGTGTTCGGGACGAAGGCGGTGGAGGACATCTTTCTTCAATCTTCGTACTCGAACCTTGTGTTGTCGGGGAAGCCACCGTGGTCGTGCTTCTGGTTGGGTTCACATGTGGTACGCAAGGTCGGGCTGTTTCATGAGGGATTCCATCCGGCGTACTTTGAGGACAATGACTATGAGGTTCGTGCGCAACGCAAAGGCGTAGACATCGTGCGTTCGTCGGCTGCCGTCTACCATCGGAACTCCAGCACCCTGCGATCCAGTCCTCAGTTTCAGCAGCGGAATCAGGCGACGTTTGATGCGAACCGTCGTCTGTTTGAGGAGCGGATGGTACAGGATTTGCCGTTGGATTGGGACTTGAATCGTCGTCTGGAGTTGGGATGGGATTGAAAGAGACGGTGGTGGTGGCCACGACTCCTGGTCGTGAGGCATGGTTGGCGGAATGTTTGGCGAGCATTCAGCGTGAGGTGTTGGTGTTGCGTCAGGGCGGGACGTGGGAGTTGGGCAAAATCAAGTGGCTGTATGAGAACACGCAGTTGGATCGGTTCTTGTTTCTGCATGATTCGGTGGTGGTGAAAGACCAAGCGTTCTTTGACCGCATGTTCGAGCATGAGGGTTCGGTGTCGGTCACGGATGACCCAGGCATCTTCGGGATGTACATGGGTATCTACACACGGGAACATCTCAGCCGGGTGGAGCTGTATTCGCCTGTGACGCAACGGGATTCGATTGAGGCTGAGGTGGAATGGACTCGTGGCTATGCGGCTGCGGCAGGCAACGTGCCGGTGGTGTTCCCAGAGTTTCGGGACTCACGCAACGTGGGATTCGTCGAGCATCATGGGCGCAGGAACATGGTGTTGGAGAACGACTATTTGAGAAAGTTCAAGGGAACATGGGGCTGATTGGTCGGGAGATTCGTGGCGTGTTGTTCGGTTCGCAGGATGTGTATGCGGACGCAGGCCCATCAGATAACGGGTATCCGCACACCCATCTCTCGGAGTCGTTGGTGGAGCGGGTGTTGCGTGAACGTCAGCCTTGCTATTGGGTTGAGGTGGGTTCGATGTTGGGTGGGTCGGCGTTGTTGGTGGCACGGGTGGCTAAGCGTCTCGGTCAGGATGTGGACATTGTGTGTGTTGATCCGTTCACGGGTGATGTGAACATGTGGGCGTGGGAGCAGGATTTGGTGCGTCAAGGGAAGTGGCGGTTTCTTGGGTTGATGAATGGTGCGCCGACGATTCGTCAACGGTTCTTGGCGAACGTGAAGGATGCTGGGTTTGAGGATGTCATCACGCCTTTGCCTGCGACGGGGATTGTGGGGATGCGTGTGTTGGGGCGTGTGTCTGGGTATCGCCCGGATGTGGTGTATGTGGATTCGGCTCATGAGCAGGATGAGACGTTCTTGGAGTTGTCAACTGCCTGGGCGTTCTTGGCGTATGGCGGTTTGTTGATGGGTGACGATTTGGATTGGCCTGCGGTTCGCCATGATGTGTACAGGTTTGCTGAGTCGGTGGGTGTGCAGGTGGAGGTTGTTGGGAATCAGTGGCTCATTGGCAAGTAGGATTGAGCAAGTATGGCCAATGAGAACCTCTATGCGACTCGTGCGCAAATCAAGGCAGCGTTGCGTATCGGCACGGCTGACACGCTCGATGACACGCTGATTGACAACTGTGCCGGTGCAGCTTCTCGTCTCATTGACGGCTATTGCAACCGCCAGTTCTGGGCTGCTGCGTCGGCTACGCCACGAGTGTTCCAAGCCAACACCGAGTTCGTTTGTGATGTGGATGACTTCTACACGACGACTGGGTTCGTGTTGAAGACGTCGTCGTTTGCTGACGGCAACTTTGATACGACGTGGGATACGAGCGACTATCAGTTGGAACCGTTGAACGGAATCTTGGATGGCCTCACTTGGTCCTATGACAAGATTCGTGCAGTCGGTGACTATCTGTTCCCGACCGTCAATGCGAACTATGGTGAACAAGCTCTCGTTCAGGTGACTGCCCGTTGGGGTTGGGCGACTGTGCCGGACCCGATCACTCAAGCCTGCATCATCCAGGCGTCACGCATCTTCAAGCGGTATGACTCGCCGTTGGGTGTGGCTGGGTTTGGTGACTTGGGTGCTATCCGCGTTTCTCGATTCCTTGACCCTGACATGGCTCAGTTGGTTGAGCCGTATCGACGAATGCGGATGTTTGCATGACCGCAACCGTCAATCAAATCAAAGACGGCCTCAAGACGGCGCTGGCCACAATTCCAGGGATGAGGGTGTACGACTATCAGCCCGACCAAGTCAACCCACCATTCTGCTTCCCGGTGCTGGAAGAAGTCACCTACCACGGGGCGATGGGCTCAGGGAACGTGGTACATCAGTTCACGGTTCAGGTCGTTGTTTCTCGTCAATCGGAAAGAACAGCCCAAGACAAATTGGACGGCTATCTGTCCTACTCTGGCGACCAGTCAATTCGTGGAGCTATTGAAGCGGACCGAACGCTGGGTGGCATTGTGCAAGACCTAATCTGCACCTCGGCTCGCAACATTCTGAACTTTGATGCGAACGATACGACGTATCTGAGCGTTGATTTCCAGGTCACGGTGTACGCTTAGACCATGGCGAAGTATCTCGTCTCTGGACCGTTCCCGGTCACTGGCGTTCAGCCGGGTGGACATGTGGACGGCGAGGGCGTCGACAATGTAGAGTTGTTGGTTGGCGCAGGTATCCTGACGCCAGTCGAAGAATCCAAGAAATCCTCAAAGGCCGATAAGGCAGGAGACAAATAGTCATGGCAAAGCTGGTCCTCAAAGATGCGAACATCGTGTTCAACGGCACGGACATCTCGGCGAACGTAGCGAGCGTGTCACTCTCGACCACAGCTGCAGAAGTTGCGACCACTGCCTTCGGATCGTCTGCCGTGACACGAGTGTCTGGTCTCATTGACAACTCGGTGACGTTCAGCATCCACAACGATTACAACGCCATCGACGGAATCTTCTTCCCGTTGGTCGGCTCCACCGCAGTGACCTGCGTTGTCAAGCCCAACGGAACCGCTGCGGCTTCTTCCGCTAACCCGTCGTACACCTTCAGTGTTCTCGTGACCGAGTGGACTCCCGTGAACGGAGCCGTGGGCGAGTTGGCCACTGCGGACGTCACGTTCCCAATCTCCGGTGCAATCACCAAGAGCGTCGGCGCCTAGTTCTAACAACTTCACCCTGCGGAGGTACAAATGAAACTGCCCATGACCGTCGTCTACGAAGGCGGAACAAGGAAACTGGTCATCGCCCAGTTTGCTGACTTCATCGCATTCGAGAACACGCACAACAAATCCGTCGCCAAGATGGACACAGAACTACGTCTGTCCGATCTTGCCTGGATTGCGTGGCACGCTGAAAAACGCAACAAGCAGACAGCACTTGAGTTCGATGCCTGGAATCTCACCGTTGAAGAATTGGAGCTCGGTGGCGATGACGCCCGGATCGTCCCTTTGGAGAGGAATCAGCCCACTGGCTGATTGCGTATTTATCCTGTGAGACGGGCATCGCCCCGTCCGTACTACTTCAAGAATCACCACGGATGCTCTTCACCATGTCCGCCTACCTAAGATGGAAAATGGTGAAACAGAACCCAACCCCGTACCGAGGCTGACGTGGCGCTAGTTTCAGCACTCCGCATCTCAGACAGAACACCCAGTGGTGCTCGCGACGAACAAAGCATCGGTGTTGCCATACGAGTCGAGGGACTCACGGACATCCTCAATGACCTTCAGCGCATCGAACCGAACTTCAACAAAGAGATGCGCAAGGCCGGTAAGGCCGTCGCGCAACTCCTGGTCAACGAAGCGGTCAAGGAAGCGGCGTCCATAACCAGAGCACGGCAGGCACTTGAGGTGATGAAGGGTATGCGAGCTCAAAGTGACCGTCTACCGACCATCAAACTCGCCCACAGCTCCGGGTTCGTTTCCAAGAGCCGTCCGAATCGTGGCAGGAAACCAGCAGCCAAAGTCACCAGAGGACAAGTGTTCTTCGGTGCAGAGTTCGGTGGTGGAGCTCGCAAAGAAACGAGGCAATTCTTGCGGCATCGTGGCAGATCGGGCTATTTCTTCTGGCCGACCGTTCGCAAGGAGAAGAACAACATCGCTGTCGAGTACCTGCGAGCCATCAGAACCGTCATGAAACAGGAACTATTCAAGTGACTTGGAGCGGGTCAGCCGACCCGCTAACCTGAATCTAGGAGGCCCGCCAATGTTCTCTGTAGTTAGATTCCCGACCGTTCAATCACGCTGGTCAAAACCGTTCGCCAACGACTGGATGCAATTCGTAGATCTGTTGCACCATCACAAAGAACGAGACGACAAATCCAAAGGCGACCTCTATTCGCCGGTCACCTACATTCCACGCACCAGTCGAGGCAACGCAAACATTCTTGCCGTTCACGCCTTTGTCGCCGACCTTGACGGCCAAGGATTTGAGCAGGCGCGACTGGACGGCATCACCTATTGCGCATACACCACATGGTCACACCGCGATGACAACCCTCACTGGCATGTGGTTATTCCGTTCAGTGAACCAGTCCCGGTCGAATGGTGGAATACCGTCTGGCAGGAAACCGTTGTCCGGCTTCGACTCCCAGCCGACCCAGCCACCAAAGACCCGGCACGAATCTTCTACCTTCCACAACACGCAGCGGGCATGCCGTTTGAGGTGCGGTATCGGGGCGGTCGGATGCTTGATCCGACAATCAACTGCATTACCGAACCGCCACGAGTGTTCCGTGTACCGAACCCTCGTGACCGCTCGAAGGTGGCTCGCACGTTGCGACGACCAGCCGAGTTCTTGGATGAGGACTTTTGGACTCGTCCCAAGAACATGTCACGCTATGAGGGATTGACGAAGCGTGAAGCGTTGATGTTGATTTATGACGACTTGGGTGCGCTAGAAAAGGCGATACTTGAGTCAGAGTAGAATCACCGTGGCATGGCCGGTGAACGCACATTTCTCGTACGCATTCTTGGCGACTCCGACGACGCCATAGCGTCATTCAAGAAACTGCAAAAGCAAGGTCGGGACCTTCAGGACGAGTTCTCCGAAAAGCTCTTCGGCGGGCTACGCAAAGGCTTCGATGTCTTCCAAAAGATTGCGGCAGTCGGTGCTGCGGCAGTTGGAGCATTCTCCGCAGCCTCATTTGTTGCGATTCAACGTGCAAGCGATCTCAACGAAACACTGTCAAAAAGCAAACAAATTTTCGGGGTTGCATCCAAAGAGATTGAGTTGTTCGCCAGTGGAGCAGCGACGGCGCTCGGTCAAACCAAACAACAGGCCATCGACGCTGCTGCCACATTCGGCATCTTCGGCAAAGCAGCCGGACTATCGGGTAGCAGCCTGTCCGACTTCTCTACCAAGTTCGTCACCCTGGCATCCGACCTCGCCTCATTCAATAACGCCAGCCCCGAAGAAGCGATCCAAGCGATTGGTGCCGCATTGCGTGGCGAGTCTGAACCAATCCGACGATTCGGTGTGCTACTCAACGACGCAGCCCTCAAATCCGCTGCATTGGAAATGGGCATCTACAACGGCAACGGGGCATTGACCGCCCAACAGAAGGTACTTGCCGCTACCGAGGTCATCTTTCAACAAACCGCAGATGCTCAGGGCGACTTTGCTCGAACCTCAGACGGTCTCGCAAACCAGCAAAGAATCCTCAAAGCACAGTTCGACAACATCTCAGCAACAATCGGTCAAATCCTGCTTCCGTATTTTTTGCGGTTTGTCACTTTTATCAACGAAAAAATCTTGCCAGCGGTTCAGGTATTCGCCGAACAGTTAGGTGAAAAAGGATTCAAGCAGGCGTCAATCATTGCGATTGCGTCACTTGGCGAACTTGGATTGAAAGCAGTCAACACCTTTGAGAAGGTCACCCTGGCCATCTTGGAAACAATCGGTCAAACCATCAACCTGGTTCAGAACCTCGGTTTGGTAGCTGCGGCCATCTCAGCCGTCACCGGCAACGTAATGGCATTCACTAAGGCTTCGGCGGTCGTGATTGCGTTGGACTTCGCTGAGAAAGAGTTGGCTGATACGACTGCTGGACTTCCAGGCAAGTTTGACAAGCTACGTCAAGCAGTCTTGAACACGGACACTTCGTTCTTGAAGTTGACTGGGTCGACCGTCGTTGTGAAGGACCGTTTGGATCGCCTTGAGCAGAGCCTCATCAAGAGCACATCGGGTAGCGGTGATTTGGCAAGTATCTCAAAGTCGGTTGGTGGTGCGGTGAAGTCGGCTGGCGACAAGTTGAAGGAATACCGTCAACAGCTCGACAAGACCGAGGCTTCTGAGCGTTCACTGACCTCTGCTCAACGCAACCGTGCCTCTGCTCAAAAGTCGTTGGATCAGGCGAATCAGCAGTTGACAGATGCCCAGGAGGCGTTCAATCGGGCGGTGGCTGGGTATGGTGCTGGGTCGGCTGAGGCAAAGGACGCTGAGCGGGCGTTGTCTCGTGCGCAACGTGATCGTGAGCGTGCCGGGTATGCGGTGGAGGAGGCGGTGTTTGCGGTGGCTGACGCTGAGCGGGAGTTGGCTGATGCTCGCAAGGATCCGGAGACGACTCCGCAGCGGATTCGTGAGTTGGAGATTCGTTTGGCTGAGGCGAAGTTGCAGGTGTTTGATGCGACCGATTCTCAGGTTTCTGCGACCAACACATTGGCTACGGCTCAACAGAAATTGAATGAAATTGTGAACGGAGCGTTGCCCGATTCAAGCACCTATCGAACATTGCTGGATGAGGTCAATGCGGCCAAGGAGAAGCAGGAGGAGGCGACGTGGCGTTTGAGTGATGCGATTACGGCTGAGGCTACTGCTATCAAGAATCTAAAGGAGGCGTATCGTGAGTTGGCTTCTGCTGCTGAGGCTGCTGGGAAGACGGTGAACATTCCTAAGGTTCCGGCGATGGGTGCGTCACCGACTATGCCAAGTTTCGGCAACGGCACCAGTAAAGATAACAACATCAACATCATTGTGCAGTCGGGTGTGTTGAATGGTGCGCAGGTTGGTGAGGAGATTTATCAGTATTTGCGTGACTACGAGCGTGTCAACGGTCCTCTGAACTTGATGGTGTAGCCGATGGCGACGACGGCGATTTGGGGTCAAACGTATCGGGTGTTGATGGACACCGGGCTGTTGCAGGATGCGTTCACTCTGGACTCGTCCACACTCAACGGCCCTGATGTGTTGGATGGTTCAACGAACTTCGCTGACGTCACCGAGTATGTGACGAGTGTGTCGATTCGTCGTGGTCGTGCAACACAGTTGGACACGATGGGTGTCGGTCAGGCAACCATCGTGCTCGACGACAAGGCTTCTGGGCGTTCGTTTGATCCAGCGAACACGGCGTCACCGTTCGTGCAGGACGGGTACGGTATCGCCCCACGACGCTTCGTCCAGGTCTACGGAGGCACGGCAGGTCAGGAGCCGTTGTTCGTTGGTCGTGTGAACGACTTGGACATTGACTATCAGCAGCCGGACAACAGTTTCGCCATCGTCACCTGCGTCGACGATCTCTCCACCCTCGGACGCACCAACCTCACCGCCTTCAACCCATCCAGCCAACTCACCTCCGCACGAGTCTCAGCCATCCTCGACCGACCAGAAGTCGCCTACTCGACAGCGACCCGCAGTATTGCAACGGGTGTGGCTACCGTCGGCACCGTCGCCTACGACGCCAACGACAACGTCAAGTCAGCCATCGACGCAGTCGTG